CTGCAAGCAAGACAGAAGCACGTACGCCACAACCGCGGAGCGCATGCTAACAGCGATTGGCGACCCGGTAGTCGTAGACACTCGTACGGATGATCGCATGTCGCGCATCTTTATGAATCGCAAGATTAAAGTCTATCCCGCATTCAGTGATTTTTTCGGAACAGAGGAAACAATCGAAAAGATTGTTTCATTCTTTAAGCACGCTGCGCAAGGGTTGGAAGAATCGAAGCAGATCCTTTATCTACTCGGACCTGTCGGTGGTGGTAAGTCGTCTCTATCTGAGAGATTAAAGGAACTTGCGCAGCGTGTCCCTATCTACGCTCTCAAGGCATTCAACAAGAATCGTAATCAGTGGCAGATCAGTCCGATCCTCGAATCGCCGCTAGGATTGTTTGATGCGAAGGAAGATGGCAAGACTCTTGAAGAAGAGTACGGCATTCCAGTTCGCTACTTGAAGACAATCCCATCACCTTGGGCAGCAAAGCGTCTTCGCGAAGTCGAAGGCGATATCACTCAGTTCAAGGTCGTCAAAGTATGGCCTTCGATCCTCGACCAGCGTGGTATCACAAAGGTTGAGCCAGGTGATGAAAACAACCAGGACATCAGTTCGTTGGTTGGTAAAGTCAACATTCGTGAGTTGGAAGAGTATGAGCAGCACGATCCAGATGCGTATAACTGGGCTGGTGGATTGAACGTCTCCACACAGGGCATCATGGAATTCGTTGAAATGTTCAAGGCTCCTATCAAGATGTTGCATCCTCTATTGACAGCAACACAGGAAGGCCACTACAACGGTACTGAACAGTTTGGTGCCATCCCATTCCAGGGAGTTATTCTTGCGCACAGTAACGAAAGTGAGTGGCAGGCGTTCCGCAACAACAAGACCAACGAGGCATTCCTTGATCGTGTCTACATTGTTAAGGTTCCATATTGCCTACGTGTCACTGAAGAAGAGAAGATTTACAAGAAGCTGATTGCAAACTCTGAATTGTCGCAGGCTCCTATCGCTCCAGGAACTTTGAACTTGATGGCTCAGTTCTCTGTGCTCACTCGTTTGAAGGAACCTGAGAACAGCACTCCATTCTCAAAGATGGAAGTGTATGATGGTAAGAACCTCAAGGATAAGGATCCAAAGGCTAAGAGCCTCGAGGAGTATCGTGAGGCTGCTGGTGTCAACGAAGGTATGGAAGGTTCATCAACACGCTTTGCATATAAGATCCTTTCACAGGTGTTCAACTTCGATCCAGAAGAAGTAGCAGGTAATCCAATTCACTTGTTCTACGTTCTCGAGCGTCAGTTGCAACAGGAGCAGTTGCCTTCGGAAGAAGAGACACGTCGTATTGACTTCATCAAGGGAATCCTTGCACCTAAGTATGCCGAGTTCATCGGCGACGAGCTGCAGAAGGCTTATCTTGAAAGCTACCACGAGTACGGACAGAACTTGTTCGACCGCTACATCATGTTCGCGGATGCTTGGATTGAGCAGAAGGATTATCGTGATCCAGACACAGGCGAGATGTTCGACCGTGAAGCACTGAATGCTGAACTCGAGAAGATCGAGAAACCAGCTGGTATCGCAAATCCAAAGGACTTCCGCAACGAGACGGTTGGTTATGTTCTTCGCTACGGCAAGACCAATCAGGGTAAGAATCCAGATTGGACAAACTACGAGAAACTTCGCCAAGTGATCGAGAAGAAGATGTTTGCAAACACGGAAGACTTGCTCCCAGTGATTTCCTTCAGCAAGAAGGCAACAGCCGAGGAAGAAGAGAAGCACAACGAGTTCGTTGATCGTATGACGAAGAAGGGCTATACGAAGAAGCAGGTTAGATTGGCTGTAGAGTGGTACATGAGATACCGCAAGCACAACTAAGCTTGATCCCTAAATAGCTGTGGGTATTGGAGTTTTCAATACCCACAGTAGGAGAGAATATAGTGGCCTACGTTATTATCGACCGTCGCAAGAACGACAAAAAGAAGAGTGCAACAAATCGTGCACGCTATGTCCGTCGTGTTCGCGAGCAGGTGAAAGAAGCCGTCAAAGAAATCATCCGTGACGGTTCAATCCAAGACAACCTCGGCAAGTCTCAAAAAGTCCGAATTCAAAAGAAGGGATTAACACAACCTGAATTCCAGCATGATAGTCATGGTGGTGTTCGTGATGTTGTTCGACCAGGCAATAAGGAATACGAAGCAGGCGATCGCATACCAAAGCCAGAAGGCGGAGCAGGCGGTGGTGGTTCAAAGGGATCACCAGACGGCGAAGGTCAGGACGATTTTGAGTTCACGCTTTCTCGCGAAGAGTTTCTCGATTTGTTCTTTGAGGACTTAGAACTTCCAGACATGGTTAAGAAAGACATGGTGTCGGTTGACAACTATGTCATGAAGCGTGCTGGGTTTACAGTTGATGGTAATCCAAGTCGACTCAATATTCTCCGTTCAATGAAGCAAGCCAAGAGCCGCCGCATTGCACTTCGTTCTCCTAAGGCAAAGAAGATTAAGGAACTTGAACGTGAGTTAATGCTATTAGCTCAACAAGTTCCAATCACAGAAGAGATCAAGGCTCGAATTGAAGAGATCGAAGCAGAGATCACAGTGTTGAAGCGTAAGAAGAAAGCTGTTCCATTCATTGATGATATGGACCTCCGATACAATCGTTGGGAGAAGTTCCCAACACCAACAACACAGGCTGTGATGTTTGGTATCATGGACGTCTCAGGATCGATGGATGAGTGGAAGAAGGAAATGGCAAAGCGTTTCTTTATGTTGATGCTGTTGTTCTTGCATCACAACTATGAGCGTGTCGACATCGTATGGATTCGTCATCACTCAATTTCAAAGGAAGTTGAAGAAGAGGAATTCTTCCATTCACAGGAAAGTGGAGGTACAGTTGTATCACCTGCCTATGAGATGATGGCTAACATTGTCAAGGAACGCTATCCACTAACACAATGGAATGTATTCGGTACACATATTTCGGACGGTGATAACTACACACAGGATAATCCAATCGCAAAGGATGTCCTGGCCAATCGTATCCTTCCAATTAGTCAATACTTTGCATATGTTGAAGTTAAGAAGGGAAGTGATCCATCGAAGGGAACGAGTAGTGACTTGTGGCCTGTATATCAACCACTAACAGAGTTCAATAGGAACTTTGTGATGTCGGTAATTGGAGATGTAGCACAAATCTATCCTTTGTTCCGCAAACTATTCGAGAAGCGAAAGTAACATGACAGAACTCAAAATCACAGATGGCCAGGAATGGACGTTTGATATGATCGACGATACGTACAACGCACTTGAACGTATCTGGAAGGCAAAATACAAGCGTCCGTACTATCCAAACCAACTCGAGATCATTTCATCGGAGCAAATGCTTGATGCATACTCTGCTGTTGGCATGCCTCTGATGTACAATCACTGGTCTTATGGTGAGCAATTCATTCGTGAGTTGGAAGCATACAAGCGTGGCTACATGGGTCTTGCTTACGAGATTGTAATCAACTCTGATCCATGCATTGCATATTTGATGGAAGAAAACACAATGTTGATGCAAGCACTTGTCATTGCTCATGCATCATTTGGCCACAATACGTTCTTCAAGAACAACTATCTATTCAAACAATGGACGGATGCAGGTAGCATCATTGACTATCTTGCATTCGCCAAGAAGTATATCGCCGACTGTGAAGAGAAGTATGGTGTTGATGAAGTCGAGGCAATTCTCGATGCTGCACATGCGTTACAGCGCTATGGAGTGGACAAGTACAAGCGTCCGCCAAAGTTATCCGCTGCTGCTGAAGAAAAGCTACAAAAGGAGCGTGAACAATATATTCAATCTCAGCTCAACGACCTTTGGCGGACGGTTCCACACAAAGAGAAGGTAGCAAAAACAGCAAAGGATGAAGACAAGTTTCCAAAAGAACCACAAGAGAATTTGCTGTACTTCATTGAGAAGAATGCTCCTCGATTGAAGGATTGGCAGCGTGAAATTATTCGTATTGTTCGTAAGGTCGCTCAGTACTTCTACCCACAAGGTCAAACAAAGTTGATGAACGAGGGATGTGCAACGTACTTCCATTACAAATTGATTCACGACTTGTATGATGAGAAGATTGTTGACGATGGTGCGTTGATGGAGTTCTACCAATCACACACCGGTGTTGTCAACCAGCTTGACTTCGACCACAAGTATTACTCAGGCATCAACGTGTATGCGCTTGGGTTTGCAATGTATCGCGACATTGAACGTGTTGCGATGAACCCAACCGAAGAAGATCGTGAGTGGTTTGGAAACCAGCAGTGGGTGGGGAGCGGAGACTATTTATCTGCAATTGACTTTGCCATTGCAGGTTTTAAGGACGAAAGCTTCATTCAGCAGTTCCTATCGCCAAAAGTAATTAGAGACTTCAAGTTGTTTGCTACACACGACGATGAAGCTGATCCAAAGTACTTGATTTCTGGTATTCACAACAAACAGGGATACAAGGTTGTTCGTGATGCGTTGGCAAAACAATACAACTTCGGTTACATGATTCCTGACATCCAGGTGTTTGATGTTGATCGTTGGGGCGATCGTACAATTACGTTACGCCACTACATGGTTAACAACCGTCCGCTCGAGGCTGAAACAACAACAGAGACTCTTAAAAAGGTCGCGTTTTTGTGGGGATATGATGTCAAACTCGAGTCCGTAGATGAGAAGCACGAAGTGCGTGCCTCATTCGAAGTACAAGGTGACCAAACGCTGCTAGACGTTTTCCTGGATGATGGAAGCAAAAACTAGAACAATAAACATCTGGGATATAAGGGGGCAACAGAAATGTTGCTTCCTTTTTCTTTTGCTGTATAAATAACCGTGCAATCCTGACAGATTGCAACATCCCTATCCCTTCCAACTGGAGGAGAGTATGTCAGCAAAAAAGCGCTCTTACAAGAGCACTAGTAGAAGTAAAAGAAATAATGAGATTGAGTTTCTAAAAGAAGCCTTATGGGCAAACGGACATGCAGCAGAGGAGGGTCCAAAAAAGAAATCATGGAGTACAAAAGATCTGAAAAATATTAGACCAAAGACAGTCGCACAAGAGGAAATGTTTCAAGCATGGTTCTCAGGAAAGCATTTGTGCGCATCAGGTTCCGCAGGAACCGGTAAAACCTTTCTAGCTTTCTACCTTGCTCTCAACGAGCTGTTTACGCAACGCACCCGTCGTATTATTATCGTCCGCTCAGCGGTGGCCACAAGAGACTTAGGTTTCTTGCCAGGTACATTGGAAGAGAAAACGGCACAGTACGAACTTCCATATCATGACATTTTGTGGGAGCTAATCGGACGTTCATCAACTTACCAAGACATGAAGGATGCCGGATTGATTGAGTTCATGACGACATCATTTGTTCGAGGGTTGACTTGGGATAATGCAATTGTCATCATCGACGAAGGACAGAATATGACTTTCCATGAAATCAATTCTATCATGACTCGTATTGGTGAAAATACACGCATCATCCTAACTGGTGATATACGACAAACAGATTTGACTGAAAGTAAGAAACATCTTGGTACTGAAGGTATGTCTCAGGCACTCCGCGTGTTTGAAAACATGGATTCGTTTGCAAGCGTTCACTTCACAAAATATGACATCGTGCGAAGCGAGTTCGTTAAGTCATGGATTGTGGCATGTGAGCACATCACACCGTAACGGTAATTGATTGATAGGGATAGCAAAAGGGGCCTTAATTGGCCCCTTTTGTTTTAGTGCTTTGTTCCAGTGAACAGGAATACTGCCGTACTAATTACAAACGTAATAGCTGACCCAATGCCCATCATCCAGTTTTGAAGCTTTTCGATCTTGTTAATACGAACGGTTTGTGTTGCAACAGATTTATGTGTCTCACTGAGCTGCAGGATCAAACTATCCATCTTTGTGTTGTTGGCAATAATCTGTTGCTCAAGACGAACAAGGCGATCGCTATCTTCACGAGTAAAGGTTATAACTGTGCGTCTTTCAGGGCCTGTATATTCAGTCATCGTGATTCCTTAAGTGTTGATGTTTTAGCACGATTGTGCTATAATCATTCATAACCTATTTATAGGAATTTACCAAAATGCGTGCATACTTTTTCGGCAATATGTATCTCTCGTCAATTCAGCAAGGTATACAGGCGGCTCATGTTGTCGCCGAGATGTTTACCAAGTATCCTGCTGATTCGCAGCAGCATGCAATCCTTGAGCATTGGGCAGTGGACCACAAAACAATGGTGCTTCTCAACGCTGGCTATAGCGATGAGATTCGCTCACTGATTACATTCTTCAACACAATTGGTAACCCACTTCCGTGGGCTCAGTTCTACGAGGGCAAGGATTCACTCGACGGTGCGCTGACTTGTGTTGGAATCATCCTCCCTGAGGAGTTCTACGAAGGTGCAAAAGAAGTCCGAGAGTTCGCAGGTCCGGTTGGTCCAATGGTCAGCCCGATTGCTAAGTACTTCAAGATGCTTCAACCAGGCTTCGAACAGGAACTTGCTGTTCGCCTGAACAACTATGGGCTAGCAAAATAAGGAACAAAAATGAAAATTAGACCAATGGATGATCGTGTTATTGTCAAAGCAGAAGTACCAACAACGACGTCGAAAGGTGGCATTGTACTTGCCAGCTTGATTGACAAAGAGACCACAGTGCGTGGTAAGATTGTTGCAGTCGGTCCTGGTGTACGTAGTAAGAACGGTGACGTGAGACCCCTTGACGTTCAGGTCGGGGAAGTCGCCGTATTTGTGAAGACGGCTGGAACTGAAGTCACTGATGGCGGCGAGAAGTATCTTGTCGTTCGTGAGGCAGACATTCTTTTTGTTCTGTAGTAGTTTATGACAGACACAACAAAGACGTACGTATTTCATGACACAGAAGTCAAACTAACAGGTCGTACTGCTGATAAAGAGTTGAAAACAACACGCAGAACAAAACCGTCTGCTGAGCCTACTGTTGCTACGCTGCACGAAATCACTCCTGTTGATTCAATGAATGGATCATGGAAGAAGTGGGTTCGTATGGCAGAACTGTTCGAAATCAAATAAGGACTCCCATGAACGCTGATGAAACTTACCTCAAGATGGTAAAGGATATCCTATACACTGGAACCGAGAAGACAGATCGTACGGGTACAGGTACAATTAGCCTTCCATTTCAACAGATGCGTTTTGATTTAACGAACAACAAGATCCCTCTCCTGACAACAAAGAAGATGTTCACAAAGGGAATCATTCACGAGATCCTTTGGTATCTGAAGGGCAGCACAAACATTAAGTACCTTGTCGACAACGGTGTCCACATTTGGGATGAGTGGGCTGATGAGAATGGTGAGCTTGGACCTGTGTACGGTGCTCAATGGCGAAACTGGACGAAGTATTACAAGGCAAATCCTCATGACATCCCTGCCAATCCTTCAGACGAATATCTTGAATCACTTGGCCTAGATCGCGATGAGTGGGAATATGAAGTTGACACGACGCAGTATTATACCAAGTGCGACGATGATGAAGGTATCGATCAGGTTGCAGAAGTCGTAAAGAAACTTCGTACTAATCCAACTGACCGTCGAATCATTATCAGCGCTTGGAACGTTGCTGAGATTCCAGAGATGCGCCTACCACCATGCCACGCATTATTCCAGTTCTGGAGCAATGGCAAAGGTGAACTCAGCTGTCACTTGTACCAGCGTAGTTGTGATACTGGGTTGGGTGTTCCATTCAATATTGTTCAGTACAGCATCCTAACTCATATGTTTGCTCATGTAACCGGACATGTAGCAAGGGAGTTTGTTTGGACCGGCGGAGATGTTCATATATACAATAATCACAAGACTGCTTTAGTGCAGCAACTGATTAGAGACTCATATGAGTCACCGACACTGAAGTTGAACCCTGCAGTCAAAGAGATTGACGATTTCAAATATGAAGACTTTGAAATTGTAGGTTACCAACACCACCCCGCAATCAAGATGGAGGTTAGTGTATAATGGACAAGCCAACCGCTGAGTACAAGCTCGAAAAGAGATCGGTCAACAATAAGTTGATTTTTACAGAGATTCACAAGTTCATCGAAGATGGAATTCTCACAGGTCAAGTGTTGTGGGGCAATGACACCCATCGCGAAAGCTTTGTGGAAATAATCGGTGACTGTATGGAGCAGGTACAGATGGAAGGGTTCATCGATCAGTGGAATGTTATTAGCGACCTTCGCAATAACACAATTGCTGATATGGACAAGGGAATCTACGTAATGGAGATTCAGTACCGTCAGCGAAATTGCTTGAACACAACACGTTTGATCTACACGATCAAGGATCTTCTCATTGCAAACATCAAGGACCTAATCGATTTTGAATTGAAGCCATAAAGGCAATATGAAAAGAAAAATACCAGAGATTGTCGTTGCCGTTGATGAACGTGGTGGGTTCGGCAAGGATGGAAAGATTCCTTGGAACCTACCCGAAGACCTCCAGCACTTCCGAAACCTAACGAATGGTCATGTCTGTGTTATGGGTCGGCACACGTACAACGACCTGCTTGATACACGCGTCAAACACAAAGCAATGAACGGGAACAATGATCCGATCGTCGAAATCTTGCCCGGTCGCGAATCATATGTCGTAACAAGCAACAAAGAGTACAAAGCACCTGGAGCAACAGTTGTTGATAATCTAGGACGTGTACAGGACCTAATGAAGGCCGATCCACGAAAACTATTCGTTATCGGTGGGTATCGGTTGTTTGTACAGGCACTTTCTTGGTGCAATACAGCTCATGTAACAGTTGTAAAGGGCGATTCATATAATTGTGACGTGTCTTTTCCGATTGAAGTGCTAAATAAAAAGTTCACTATCGTTTCCGGCAAACAAACAGAAAAAGCCTACTACGTTGTCTATCAACGCAAATAAGGGTATAATATGTCAAGAAAGTTATGTGTGGCAGGTAGCAGAGGTCCTTACTCGTACGTGATTTTAGACAGCGAAACAGATGTCGTCGTTGCTCGCGTCCTCGGAGATGATGAGGAGACCGTCACCACACACATTGATATGGAATACGCAGAGAGGTGGGTAGACCGCCGCTTGCAAAATTTGCTTGGAAGGAAATATGAAACTGATTGAGATAAGAGAGATGGCTCCACGAGGTACTTACTTCGGTGTGAAGCCTACAAAAGAAACTATTCGTGCAATGCGAGAGTTTATGGGGGATCATAGAATCCCAAATCCAGTAGAAGATAATGATCTACACGCGACTGTCGTTTACAGTCGAGCATTTGTTGGAGCTCGCCCACTTGGCAAGCTCGATCCAACTTGGAAGGCAAAATTTCACGAGTACGACATCTTCCCAACGTCTTCACCAATCGAAGAAGCAGAAGGTGCAGAGCAAGGACGTTGCCTTGTGATGAAGTTCCACTGCCCTGAAATTCACGATCGTCATCACTTCTTGCGAAAGCAACATGGTGCAACGCATGACTTCCCAACGTTTGATCCACATATGACGATGTCATATAACGCTGGGGATTTCGACCACAACAATTTGCCAGCGTACGATGGTCCGCACGAATTTGCAGAAGAGTACTCAGAACCGTTAAACCCAAATGGCTGGGTAAAATAACAAGATTGACATTCATAAGTGAATGTTGTATAAATACCCTTGTTGATATAGTTGTATGAAGGGTTTGTAATAGCTGGACAAGACTGGGGTTCGAAACCCCACAGGTCCACCAATTTTCAAAGTCGATAGCGAGCGACTTCTTTGGGCCTGAATTGGAATCGATTGACGGGTAAAGAAACACGGACAACTGGACAGGCGATCGTCCTTAATGAAGCAAAACGTTATAATTGCAAACGATAATGCATTTCTTCCAGCAATGGAAGACTTTGGATTCGCACTCGCTGCGTAAGCTCAAAGCTCTGGGGTAGGACATACCTTATAAACCAAACCAACCAGAAAATACCACCCTCGGGTGGTATTTTCTTTTCCCGTAATAACAAACAGTTTTGATAAATACACCTGTAAATCTAACAAGTAATAAGGGAAAATAATGGCCGCGATTGAAAAGCCCAAGAAAGACGAAGAACAAATTAAACCGTATACTCATTATGAGCAAATAGTTTCTCGCAGAGTTCAGCACTATTACCTAAGCTCTGCTATTGAAGAGCCAGAGCAGTATGTCGATATGGTGCACAAAATTCAAACGGCTGGTGCAGATGAAATCATTTACATTCACTTGAATACTCCAGGCGGTCATCTTGACACTGGTGTTCAAATTATCAATGCAATGCAATCAACACAAGCGCAAGTTACCGTCAGCATCGAAGCAAACTGTCACTCATTGGGTACATTAATTTTCTTGGCGGCAGATGAGTTCATTGTTCACGACAACTGTCTAATGATGATCCACAATTTCAGTGGTGGAGTATTCGGCAAGGGTAACGAACAACAGTCACAGCTCGAAGCTCAAATCAAATGGTTCAATACACTCGCTAAAAAGCTATACGTTCCGTTCTTGTCGGTTGAAGAGTTCAACTCGATCGTTCGTGGCGAAGACTTGTGGTTGCAGTCTGACGATATTCGCAAGCGTCTCGAGAAGATGGTTAAAATCAATCAAAAGGTGTTCGACAAAATGTCGAAGACAAAGGTGCCAAAGAAGAAGGGCACGAAGTCAGTCAAGAAGAACGTTGATTGATATTTGGGTTATAGGTAGAGTGGGCGAATGGCTAACTTATTGATGGGTTAAAATCTGTCACCTATAAAGCCCCTTCGCAATTTCTTACTCGACAGAGTAAACATCGTACTATTTCCAACGCCCGGTTCCTCTCTTACGAACCAATTTTTCTTTTTTGCTATACGTTGAGATATTACTCTATACAACGATACACGAGAGGGCTCCGAATTGCGAGCTGTTATGTACATGTTATCGATGTTTCTTTTGTCTATCTGATTCAAGACCACATTCACGACTGTTGATAAAATTACAAAGGCCTTACGATCGCCTAGTAGTAATGTTGTTTTCTTTTTTCCTGTGTCAGTTGAAAATTCGGCATGCCATAGGTTAGGTTGATTTTTTTGTAGTTTTGGAATTTCTTCTAATCCAAAATAGTACAGATTACCGTCGGGATCGTGAAATGATCCGGAAAATTCGGTTGCTGTATCGGTTGTTATCTCAATCGGCAACGTTTGTTGAAAGATTTCATAAAGTTTCATGCTAGTATTTAGTACTTACATAATATTATGAGTTGGGGCAGTTGCTGTAAGTTTCCCACGGTGTATTCACCTCTATTTGAAAATCAAAAACGTTGACTGATAAGCATAAATAGCATAGAATTGTTTTAACTGTATAGGGTTTTATGCCAGCTAAATTAACACACCAAGAATTTCTCAAACAACTAGCGGGGCGCAACAACGCGTTCCCTGTGGTCAAATGTTTGGACAACTATCAAACTAGACGGGTTCGACTTCGTTTTCGCGGGTTATGCAACCACGAATGGTTATCCCTACCCGACAATATTCTCCGTGGTTCAGGCTGTCCAATCTGCTCTGGAAAGCAAGTAAAGAGTCACCAACGATTTGTAGAACAATTGAAGGTGTTGAATGAAGGTCGTTCAAATAAAGTGATATTGTGTGAACAACAAACATATAAGAACGCTTTTACAAAACTAACATTCGTATGTGACAAAGATCATACATGGCAAGCAACACCGAATAACATTATCAACAGTCAACAAACTTGTCGTAAGTGTTCTGGAAAGGCAAAGAAAACTACTGAAGAATTTCTTCAAGAGTTGAAGGACAAACACATTGAACTCCAACTAGTCGACAACCAAATATATATCAACGCTCATCACAAGCTAATATTTCAGTGTACTAAAAATCATACCTGGTCAACTCGTCCAATCGATATTCTTATTGGATATGGTTGTCCACATTGCACAAAGAAGGGATATTCTAAGAAAGCAATTGACTGGCTAACAGAAATAGCAAATAGCACAAATGCATTCATCCAACACGCAGAAAATATTGGTGAGTACTATATTCCCGAAACAAACTGGTATGCTGATGGATTCTGTAAGCAGACAAATACAATATACGAATTTTATGGTGATGTGTACCACGGTAATCCAAAAATATTCACACCGGTTGAGATGTGCCACCCGTACGACAAATCAAGGTCTGCTGGGTCGTTGTACGAGCAAACACAAAGACGGGAACGCAAATTAAAACAACTTGGGTACAACATCGTTACGATATGGGAAACAGAATATGACATTCGACATTGCAACACTTGAACAGATTATAAAGCAATATATCAATCTTGGTTCCACAACTGGAACCGGATGGATACCTGTTTTATGTAAAGTGTGTGGCGATAGCGGTCGCAAGGGCGCTCGGGCTGGCTTCAAGTTCGATGGCAGCAAGGTAGCATATCACTGCTTCAATTGCTCTATGGCTACCGTTTACGATCCTGAAACACACCAAGGCATGCCTCAGAAGATGGTCCAAGTCCTAAACGACTTTGGTGTTCCTGAAGACCAATGGAAGCAGGTGCTATTTGCAGGAATGCAGGCACGCGATAAAGGCAGTAAACCGTTTGCAGAGTCGACCGCTTCGCAGGCTATTATCAACATCGAACCAATGCCTGTTCCGCTGCCTTCTCACTTCTACGCACTATCAGAAGCGAGTCCAAACGACGTATGGGCTGAGATTGCCAAGGACTACCTGGAACACGACAGAGGTGTTGACCCCAAATCATATCCATTCTATTTGGCTCATAAAACTGATGTTCCTGAGCTAGACCGTTGGTTTGGCAGAATTATTATTCCAATCTACAAAGAGAAACAGCTAATATTCTACACAGGCCGTGATTTAACAGGGAAAAAGCAGAAGAAGTATCTATCTCCCTCATATACAAGGGAAAAAGTAATCTATGGGTTCTCTGAACTCTTCAGGCAAACAGACGAACCACTATACATAGTAGAGGGATGGTTCGATGCGTATGCGATTAATGGAGTGGCTATTTTAGGCAATGAAATCTCGAATGCGCAAGCAACCTGGCTCAATAAATCATATAGAAAGAAAGTTTATATTCCAGATCGTCTTGGAGACGGATGGGTTGCTGCTGAAGATGCTCTAAGTAAAGGCTGGTCAGTGTCAACACCGCAAATCGGAAATTGTAAAGACATAAACGAGGCCGTAATCAAATATGGCCGGATCTATGTAATGAAGTCCATCGCCGAGAATATAGCGGAGGGCTTCACTGCCCAGGCTAATCTCGGGATTTATTGCAAGTATGACACAACTAACAAAGATCGCAGCAAGAAAAAAGATCGTAGCGCATCTCAAGCGCAGAGGGCACGTAAGTGACTTCAAGGTCACACCCGTTCTTGTTATGCGTTGGTGGAACCTGTTGAACAATGCACTGTTTGATGGTAAGCTACTTCCACCACGTAAGATTGTTGTGAGAGAGTTTCGTAATGACTATGGATGGTGTGTACCGATGTCAAAGAAGGGTCATGTTCAACTTGGAATCAATAGCGACTTTGTTGATAGAAAGGCTTTTATTACGATTCTGGTGCATGAGATGATTCATCAATGGCAGTGGACAGTTGCAGGTGAAATGACTCACGGCAAGACGTTTTGGCAATGGGAAGGACCAATTAAGAGAATTTTGAATTTACCACTATACGAATCATATTGAATATAAAGTGATACACAACTCAACTCAGACGAATCCCGATGGGGATCATTACGCCGTGGGCATATCGGGAATGTCTTCCCTTGTACTTGCCCAACTTCAGGAAAATGGCAATCAAGCTCGTATAGCCCTAACCCCAACCGAAGCACGACATATGGCTGAGCTCCTGCTAGCTGCTGCTGACAAGGTGAGCCTTTCTGATGGCTAAGAAGCAAGAATATAGTGCCGAGGATATCAAGATCCTCAGTGACCGAGAGCATGTTCGTTTGAGAACACAAATCTATCTCGGCAACACAAAGAAGATTGCATACGCTGTTCCCCTATTCCTAAAAGACAAGTTTGAGGTTCGAGAGATCGAGTTCATTCCTGCCGTCTACAAGGCTGTAGGTGAGATCATCGATAACAGTATTGATGAGTTTGCGCAGATCAATATACCCAACAAGCTACTATCGATCGAAGCAAACCCAGTGCTCGGCACGTACACAATTATGGACAATGGCCGTGGTGTCCCAATTGATATGCACTCCTCTGGTAAATACACTCCAGAGGTTGCTTTCGGCTCTTTGCGCTCAGGAAGAAATTTTACTGAAGGCAAGGAAACCGGAGTAATAGGTCAGAATGGTGTTGGATCAGCTTGCACAAACTACTGCAGTGTAGAGTTTGCAGTAGATATCCATAGAGATGGCAAGCGCTACCGTCAGACTTTTTCTGATGGTGCCAAAGAAATTTCGAAGCCCAGCATTCGTGCTGGGTCAGATAAGACTGGAACGAGCGTGGCGTTTCAACTTGACAGCCAAGTATTTGACGATCCAACACTACCTGACGACTTGATGCACAATCGTGCTATCGAGATTGCGCTTACCAATCCTGGTGTAGCTGTTGAATACAATGACTACAAGTACAAGTACAAGAAAGGCTTTGAAGAGATCATCAAGGATCTTTCGAAAGACTATTTCAAGTTCGAACAAGGAAACATTGAGTTCTTTGTCGTCTTCGATATCAACAAGGCTGTTGATGAACAAATCTTCTCGTGGGTTAATAGCTCGCTATTGTTTGATGGTGGTCTCTGCAACACGCAGTTCCTTAACGCGTTCTACGATCGCGTTATGACACACCTTGCAAAAGATGCTAAGAAGGCAAAGTGTGAGATTACAAAGAACGATGTTCGCCAAGGATTGCTCGTTCTTGGAAACCTGAAGCTACAAGATCCACAATATGACGCACAAAGCAAAACGCGATTGACAGGTCCTAACCTGCGCAATGAGCTTGCTAAGATGATTGATGACAACTGGTCGTCATTCTTTCGTAAGAACAAAGGTTGGTTAACGTCGGTGTTTGAGCGAGCAATGATTCGCCATCACATTGACGAAAACAAAAAAGCTATCAAGGAGCACCAGAAGAATCTAAATAAGAAGGTTCCAAGTCTCGTTGATGCCACAAGTAAGAATCGTTTTGAGACCTGTCTGCTAATAACAGAAGGTGATTCTGCCGCAAGTATGATTACTGAAGCCCGAGATCCTAAGACGATCGCTTCGTTGCCATTGAGTGGTAAGGTCAATAACGTCTATGGAACAACTGCAGCGCAGTTGTTGAACATGGGCAAAATTACAGATATGTTAACAGCGATAGGGTTGGTTCCAGGCCAGAAGGCAATACGTTCAACATTAAATTACGGAAAGGTAATCATTGCGACGGATGCCGACTTCGACGGAAGTGACATCTTTACCCTGTTAACAAACTTGTTCTATACATTTTGGCCCGATCTTTTTAGCAAAGACTATGACCCGTTCTTCTATCGAATGGTTGCTCCAAACGTGGTAGCATCTAAAGGTGGAAAGCGTGTACACTTCACGACCAGATCTGACTTCGAGAAAGCGAAGGAAAGATACAAAGGGTTTACGATAGAATACATGAAGGGACTAGGCTCAATGCACAAGGATGACTGGAAACTTGTTATAGCTGGACTGCAGCAATATTCAATTCCAATTATCGACGATGGTAACATAACAGCGACTCTTGAGTTGTTGTTTGGAAATGATGCCGAAGCTCGAAAGAATTGGCTACAAGCTCCAGGAGGCTAACATGGCTACAGACACAGAAAGACTAAATTGGTTGGAGACAAAGTTCTTCAATCCAAAGATAGACAAGGAAGAAGGTATTACGGTTTGGTATCTAGCCGCCGACTACCGAAACATTTTGAAAGACTTAGAAGGAGATTCGTTGCGAGAAGCAATAGATTTAGAGATTAATGGAGAAAATAGTAAAACCGTTTGATAAAGAGATTAACCTACAACTACGAGACCTGTACATAAAGTGCTTATCAAGCACGATTACGCGTCCTGACGGAAGTAAAAAGCAGAGAGCACACCACATACATTTATGGAATGCAATTCCAGAGTGTCAACATCCAGTTGATATTACGGAAGGCAAAGTTTGGATTTGGAGTGACTTGCACTTTGGTCACACCAATGTGATTAAGTATAGTGATAGGCCGTTCAATGATGCACAGCACATGGACGAGCTGATGATCAAAAATTTCAACGACCTTGTAGGTCCTAAAGATATTAGCGTTTGGGTTGGCGATGTATCATTCCGCAACTCAGCATTATCGAAAGCGATTGTTCGTCGACTAAATGGATACAAGATTCTAATTGTTGGCAACCACGACTTCGAAAAGAAGAAAGGATTGAAAGCAATGGACTTTGATGAAGTCCACCTAGTGTATAACCTTACCCTAGGCGATATGGTGGTTGCATTTACACATTATCCAATGGATAATCTGCCTAAAGGATGGAAAAATTGTCACGGGCATGTGCATCGTAATGGACACAGAGTGGATGAAGTCCCATTAAGTAAGAACCACGTCAACGTGAACTGCGAGTTTCTTGACTACCAGCCTATAACTCTTGAGACGTTGATCGAGAAGTTTCAGGCATTAGAAAATAGCTAAACGTACTTCCACTTATAGCCGTACATTTGCTTGCAACTAACCCCCAAAATAGCCTGGCGAATATTAATAGCAACGCTTGATTGCGTTCTTTTGTCACAGCCAGGTTTCAGGAACCGAGCAGCTTCGTGCATGCTACCAAACGTCTTGACTGGTTCGCCAGTAAGGGTAAGTTGTTGTATAGACTTGGATGTTGGGTTGAGGATACCGAGTAGACCATGATTGTGATTATTCTTACCACTCATTTTCTTTTTGGATGCAGTTGTGTGTCGCATGCCATATGAACCATCACCACCATCCGTAAGGTTCATTCCCTTGCTGTTGGGAAATCTGTTTCTGTTTAGTTTCCAGGCTTTGATAAGCTGCTTTTCTTTTCGTTTGGCTTTGGCTGCTGTGTCATACTCATACAACTGCTCAATCGTGAAGTTGTCTTTACCGTACTTCTTGATGCAGTTAAATAGATACGATGTACCACCAGGACGATTAGCATGACGCCAGAAACGTTGAGACAGGTACTTCTCAATCGTTATCCCCACATAGATTTTCTTCGTGGGGATGCAGGTGATTTTGTAGACCTTGCAAGTTGTATTCTTTGTTGATTTCATGTACTATTTATGTCTCATTCGTGTACATTAATATAACCCTAATAATGGATGATCATGTCGGAACCTAAAATTCATAAGCGTAGCGAGCTTGTTATTCCCACTTGCACCAAATGTGGTGGCAGGGTGGATCCGAGCGTTCTCGTACCAGCACGTCCTGTTCCCGGGATTCCTTTCGTCGACTTGGCTTGCCATTACGGCGACCGTTGCCGCGAATGTGGACACATAGAGAATTATAGATGAAATCAAGTGAGTATATTAACGAACAACGTAGGGACTATTCACTCTATGTTCTTCAGAGCCGTGCGATTCCTCACGCTGCTGATGGCCTTAAGGCAGCCGCACGTCGTGTGTTGTGGGTTGCTCGAGATGGCAAGAAGCGTAAGAGCGCTACACTTGCAGGTGAGTGCATGCCATTACATCCACACGCTTCTCCAGAAGGTGCCGTCAATACATTGGCAGCTCCGTATGGAAACAACATCCCGCTGATTAAAGGGGATGGCGCGTTCGGTACCCTGCTCAATCCAACAGCGTATGGTGCTGCTCGTTACACATCCGCGACGATTTCAAAGTTTGCTGAGGATGTAGTCCTTCGTGATATTGAGATTGTTCCAATGATGGAAAACTATGATGGTACGTTGGTGGAGCCAAAACACTTCTTGCCGTTGATACCAATTGTTCTCCTGAACCCACAAGAAGGCATTGCTGTTGGTTTTGCAAGCGATATCCTACCACGGAGCTTGCAAGACATTGTTCATACACAGATTGCTTACTTGATGGGCAAGGGATTCAAAACTCCAAAGCCAACATTCGAACCAACCAACCAGAAGGCTGTCCAGTCTGATGGTAACAAGTGGGTGTTCGTTGGTGAGATTACTCGCGAGAATGCTACACAGGTTCGTGTGACAAATCTTCCGTATGGTTTGACACATCAGAAGTTCATTTCAAACCTGATGAAGTTTGAAGAAGTCGAAGATCCAATTGTCCTCGACCACACAGACAATTCACAGGACAAGTACGACATTCTGATCCAGTTCAAGAAGGGAACGATATCGTCAATGGACGATGATGCGGTAATGGCATATCTTGGTCTTGTCACTACTGTCTCAGAGAACTTGAACGTCATCGACTTCGATGGAAAGCGAGTTTGGGCAGCCACGTACTCGGATATGATTGAGAAGTTCTGTAATTGGCGTCTAGCTTGGTACAAGGTTCGCTACGAACGATTGGCTAAGTTGTTGAGCGAAGAGATCCAACGTTACCTTGATGTCCTATTGGCAATCAAGAAGAATGTTGGTGGAACTGCACGCCAGGTCAAGTCAAGAAGTGAGTTGAAAGAGATTCTAACGAATTTGGGTATTGTTTACATCGACTATATCGCCGACCTTCCAATCTACCGATTTACGGAGGAAGAAAAGGAAAAGGTTGATGAAAAACTCACAGAGGCTGAGGAAAAGATGAAGCGGTATAAACAGCTGTTGAAGAGCGAAGACGAACGTCGTAAGGTGTACGTTGAAGAGCTCAAAGAAATTGCTTCGAAGTACTGATATAAATAGGTTGTAAAGAAGGAAGAACCATGAAATCGATGAGCGATGAAATTGTTAATTTGGAAACCGTAAAAGCTGTTGAAACTAGCTTACGTGGCGAAATTCAAAGTCAAGCTGCTATGACTATTAGCAGAGTTGCTGGCGTTCGCAAGCTAGCAATCGGGTTGGCAGTAATGAATGCAATTCTTGCGTTTGTTTTTTCCATGATTATTGCTTTTCACATGTAATAAGAGGTAAAGGTCAAATACTCCCATGAGTCACGGTAGACATAACGCATCGAGCGAAGTCGCACATTTGGTAGCAGAGATTCGTAGATTAACACCAGAACAGGCCTTGGAGATTCACGGGATTGAATTGAATTCCGATAGGACTGTTTTTGACACAGCGTATGAACAAGCATTCAAGAACTTGAATGAGTGGGCAGCGTTTGTTGTTGCACAAGAGATGAGCGACGAGGATGAAGACGATTACGAAACAGGAAAATGGAGTGATGACGAATAAACCGAATACTGAAGAACACCAATACACAATCTACGTTGATCTCGATGGTGTTCTTGCCGACTTTGCTAAACAAGCTGTAACGATCATGCGTGAAATGCATCATCCTGAATTCAGCTACGATGAATTGCAGAAGATGGGCACTGATAAGAAGCACCGAGACCTAATTTGGAAGACTCTTGCAGAGTACCAGAAGAAACATGGTTACATTGTTTGGGCAGACCTTGAGTTGATGCCAGATGCTCATGTCCTTTGGAACTATCTAAAGCCACACCATCCACAGATTTTGACAGCAGGTGGACAGCCACACTATCATGCAGCGGAACAAAAGCGTGGTTGGGTAACAGAACAGTTCGGTTCAAACGTCCGCGTTAATGTAGTGCAGACTGCAGCGCAGAAAGGACAGTTTGCAGACCAGACAAGGATTTTGATTGACGATCAAATGAAGGCAATTACACCTTGGGTAGCAGCAGGTGGAATCGGAATCCTTCACACGAGTGCTGTTAACACGATTCGACAGCTTAAAGATTTGGGCCTATGAAAATTAACGAGATAAAAATGAATACAAATAACTATACCGCATACGTTCTTGACGACAGCGCACGCACATCACTGCTTGCAAAGTTCCCACCAAAGTATCCTAAGGTGATTGCACACCACGTCACTGTTCAGTTCGGCGTTCCTGCCGATACAGAAGTACCACCGCCAGCACGCGTCAAGGTAATTGGCTATGCTGATTCCGGTGACGGCCTCGAGGCTCTCGTCTGCACTGTTGATGGTAAGGCTGAACGTCCTGATGGCAAGCGCTTTCACATCACGTTGTCGCTTGACCCATCGAAGTACAGCGCAGTTGATTCAAACAAACTGCTCGCCAGCAACAAGTTCACACTTACGCTTGGCACACAGGTAGCAACGACCCCAGCACTATTGAAATAACCCCTCAGGTTTCATCCGTAAATATCGGATGAAGAAAAAATGGACTGAGGGTACAATTTGTGGAGTCTTAGCACGCAAGGTGTTCAACAACGACCTGTGTGTTCTCCCCAATACTGTTTGGACTGGTCACGAAACCGACCTATTGGTCTGTACCAAAGACTTGTACCTTGTCGACGTTGAAGTCAAGATCAGTCGAGCCGATTTAAAACTCGACAAGGACAAAGACAAGTGGTGGAAGCGTAGCTGGGGTCGATACGATCCCGTAACGAAGACTTACGTCAAACCTGAACCACAACCACGAGAGTATCCAGTAAAGATTTGGAAGCATTACTATGCCCTTCCTGAATCAATCTGGAAGGACGACCTTCTCGAACACGTCCAACCAATCTCGGGGGTTCTGTTGATTACAGACAGTGGGTTTGTCAAATGCATTAAGCGTGCCAAGCCAAATCGCAAGGCTGACAAAATCGTCACAGAGCACGCAATCGAATTAGCACGCCTTGCAAGCTTCCGTATGTGGGAAGCCTACAAGGACGTGCAAGTTCTCAACGAGAAGTTAGAATCAACCCTAACCCAATTACCAAACCCTTAGATTTCTGGATATTTAGCCGAGGGGTAAATATCATAAATATCTCTTGACTAACACCTGGTCCTAGTTGAACTAGGAGGTGAAATGTCTGATACTTTACATCGATAACAAAAAATGGTGCTCACAGAGGGACTCGAACCCATCACGGCAGAGGTCTAGGGACCAATATACCAACGTATTGCAAGTACGTCGCGTTTACCAATTACGCCATGTGAGCAAAATGTTCTAATTGTTATCGATGCTCACGGCGCCTTGTCGAGAGGCGCCTTTCTTTTATTAGGGACTATTGTCCCTAACTTTTCCTTTACTGGCAACCTTATGTATACTCAACTTGATGCAGGGTATGCGGTTTAATGGGTTCATTTGCCACTAATGTTACAGACACTACACCTCCGTGAAGATTTGATAAATACCACAGATGTTACATACACTACATCTGGAGCGCACCATGTATAAAACCTACAAGATTTCCTGCAGAATTACTGGCAAAATTTACTTTGGATATACCAGCGGCACGCTGGGCACAAGATTGTGTGGTCACCATAGCGAACCTCGAAACACCCTAATATCTCGAAGTCTTCGAAAGTATGGAAAGGGTGAACACACGATAGAGTTGTTGCAAGAATGTGCTACTGAGGAGGAGGCCAAGGCACACGAAATAGAACTGATCGCAACTCAAAAAACCAATATCCGTAGGTATCCTGAAGGCAACGGACTCAACATGACGGATGGAGGAGAGGGCTGTTATGGGTATAAGCACACAGCAGCGCTTCGTCGAAAATGGAAGCAGGAACGAAAAGGCAAGGGCACTGGACCACGAATGAATCGCCGAGGATTGAATGCAGTCAACTCAAAAAGAATATACGTGTTCAACAGCAGTGGCAAGAACATTGGAAACTACGTAAACACAGTAGAAGCAGAAAAAGCGCTAGGCGTTCACAGAGCCAACATATCCAAATGCTGCCTTGGGTACAAGTACAACAGAAGCGCAGGAGGATATTACTTCAGCTTCAATGAAACCTATGAGCCTAGACCAAGAAAAGGACTGACGGGCGTGCGGCAAATAAACCCAAATACTGACAAAGTTGTTCGGAAATTTAGCAGCATTTCACACGCTGCTAAAACTCTGAATGTTAATCGGTCAGGCATCGACAAGTGTTTGAAGGGGTTATTGCCTACCTGCAAAGGATATCGTTGGGAGCGAGAATAATTACCCACACTTGCTTGACCCGCAACTTTTGCAAACCGAACATCCTTCTTGGAAAACAATCGTAGTTGATCCGCAGTTGCTGCACTTCGCGTCTTCAACTGGCTCGCCGTCCTTGACATACGTCGACAAGAACTTCTTGACAGCGAATACGAACGTACCAACATAAGCGGTCTGTACCTTGTCTAGTGCTGCGACAATGTTCTTGATTAGAACACCATGACGCAATAAGAACGAAAGCAAGCGTGCTGTCTTGTTGACGTTATTGTCCTTTTCGATCTTCATCAATACGCCATCGATGTGACGCTTTGGAATCTTCTTCTTACGAGCGAGAGCAATAAGAACTTCAACTGCTTCTTCAGCAACAACGTTCTTTTCGTATGCGTTTGTTTGTACGAACAACGCAAATGGACGCTTGTCGTTCTCGTGATAGACAACAGACAAGTACCACTTCTTGCCTTCAGCCTTCAACGTCTTCATTGTTGATGGAGCCGATTCAGGAAGTTGTACGTCTTCCTTGATGATTTCTTCTTCGCTTGCATCTTTTGCGGCAAGCACTGTTGTCATTGTACCAGAACGATAAGTTGTGACACCCTTAACATATCCTGACTTGTAAGCGTCGAGGTAGATGTCCTTGAACTTCTCAAACGGATAGTTGTGTGGAACGTTAACTGTCTTCGACATTGCTGAGTCAACCCAACGAGCAAAGCCCTTCAAGTCACTAACATGATCTTCAACATTGAGATTCAATGTTGTTACTGCCCAGTCAGCCTTTGGATCCCACTCACCGCGTTCAGCCAAATAGTGAACACCATAGTCTTGACAGAGGACTTCTTTAGTCAATCCACGGTTCTTGTCGATCTTATACGTTATCCCATTGAACTGGCCCTTCAAAATCTCCTCGTCACCTTCCTTTGCAAGTTTGAAAACCTCTGTTTCGTACCACTCGCCTTCGTACCATCTTGGGCACTTTCCTTCAAGTTCTGTTGGCATTGTTCCAACAATAACCGTACGGACGTATTCGGGCATAAAAATAGGTTCAAGGCCTCCAGAAACTACGTTGGCAAAAATCGAAGTATTGCCAGTGGGCTGCACGGATAAAAGGCTGGAGTTGCGGATACCAATCGTCCTCAGCTTGTCCATATACTTCTTTGGAAGGTTGAGGCTATTGACGAAGGGACCCTTGGCGTGCTTCTCAGGAATGCAGACCGAGAACATACCCTTTTCTTCAGCCAAATCGATTGATGACATGTACGATTCGCGTGCGATTGTCGACATTATTTCATCACGAAGTTGCGCAGCTTTCTCACTTCCGAAACGAACCTTGAGCATGAATAATGCTGACCCCCATCCTAGAATACCAATACCAATGCGACGCTTTGTTCGCATCGACTCAATATACTCTGGGAGTGGAGCGTTCGACAGTGAATTGATGTTGTCCAAGAAGCGATTCAAGTAACGTGTGTACTTCTTGATTGCGTCGAGGTCGAATCCTGTTCTATCTTTGTTGACAAACTGTGTTAAGTTCAACGAGCCAAGATTACATACGCCGCCTGGAGCAAGTGTTTGTTCACCGCAAGGATTCGTCGCGTAGATTGTTTCGAGATAGTTCAATGGACCAAAATAGTTTGCACGATCAAGGAACAACACACCTGGCTCGGCGCGGTTGTATGTTGATTCCATAATTAGATTCCACAACCACGTAGCTGACACTGTACGGAAGACAGTTACAGGATATCCAGCATTCTCCCACTTGACAATATCACCCTGCCACACCTTGTCGTAATCAGGTACGTTTGTATCAGGATAGCGGAGATCCCACTTGTCGATTTCTTTAATCTCTTCTTCAGACTTACCCGCTGCTCGCATTTCAATCACGCGAAGAACTCGAGTCATGAATTCATCAATACAATTGACAGAGACATTGAACTTTGTTAGACGGCCAGGCTGTTGCTTGGCAGTAATGAACTCAATGATGTCTGGATGCCATACATCCATCACACCCATCATAGCTCCCTTACGAATCTTTCCCTTTGCTTTTGCACTTGAAGATTTACGACCAGAGCCTGCTGTGATAACATCTGAGGTCTTATCGTACACTTCCATGTACTTAACTGCACCAGGCGTCTCAACACCAATACCTCGAATGAATGCACCACGAGGGCGAATGAATGAGAAGTTCTGTCCCCATCCACCTTCACTCTTGAGTGTCTGTGTTTGATTAAGAATATCCTGAAGAATACCAGGTAGCGAATCTACCTTTTCCTTTGGACGTGGTGAAACGAAGCAATTCATTAGCGTCGTTCCACCGTACTCTGTTCCAGCATTTGCGTAGATACGACCACCAGCAGTTACTTTGAAATCAGAAAGAAGATCAAAAAACTTCTTAGTCCATTCTGCTTGTTTTTCCTCTGGCTCGGCGCTTGCAACAAATTTTGCAACTCGCATCATTGTATCGTCTACTGTCGTATCAGTGAAGTCCTTATAGGTCGTACTCCATACTTCCTCAGAAAAGGAATCCTTGAAAACTGTTGCCATGTTTTTGCCTTGTGTTTTTATGTGTTGCCTATTTAGGCTGTTGTTGTTATTTGCGGACCATACGGAAATACTATCGGGAGATCAAGGGTGTATTAGTGTTGTAAGTTTGAGAAAAATTTGATACACTTGACGCGCGTTGAGGAGTAAATACAGTTTATGAAAAAGCACGAACAAGAAGCATTACTAGGGTACCTCGAGTTCACTCTCACCACGATGGTTGAGCAGAATGAGATCACCCTCCGAAAGAAATTCTCCTTTGATCAAGAAACGATTGATGCACTTGTTGGTATGATGTATGATAACGCATATGAAGTGCTAAACGAGATCGAACGCTCATATGATGATGTTAATAAGTTGATAGTGTCTAACCCAAATTCTAAGGCGAACTAAGTTGACATTTTTGGTATAGTGTTATATGATATACGTTGATGTGTGCTCTACACATCCAGGTGCACCACGATAAGTGGTGTGTGTTTTCACCCTCTGTAAAGGATACAATATGCCAGAGGAAAAGCAGTCAAGTGAACGTAGGCCCTACTCTCGCCCTCAGCGAGGACCTCGTCAAGAGGAAAGGAAGATCAACACCGAGCAGGTAGTGTCGTATTTGTCTCACGCTTTCGTGCGTGCGGCTCTGAAGGCATCGCACCAGATCGGTAATCGCAACCACAAAGGAACGTGTCTCTACCGATACCAGACCGAGTTCTGTTATATGGTCGATGAGATTCAGCGTGGTCCTGAGTACATCCTTCCGAAGGTGATTCAGGATGCTAACCAGCTGATCGTTGCTCTCGAACGCGAAACGTTCACGTACGTTGCGGACAAGGACGAGGCTATAAAGGCTACCAACTAAGCCAAAACGTTTGTTGATAAAAGAAAGCCCTCGAAAGAGGGCTTTTTTATTAGATGAGCGTACAAACCACGGTGCCAGTGGTAAGGAACCCAAACAAACCTGCCTGACTTGGGGTTGTTGTATACCAAGTCCATGATGCTGAACCTGATGAATAACTATACGAACAAGTCGCATCCGTTGTAAGTTTTGCAGCACTTCCAGTACGTTGTGCTGATGTCAAATAAGGCTTTCCTGGATCAGATGAGAATCCACTGATTACTACATAACCATAATAATAAGTTGTACCAGTAACCGTTTGAACTACATCATAGAAGCCAGCCAACGTCTTACCATCTGTGAGAGTTGTAGGACTGCGGCTACCAACTGCCACAGGAGTTGTCACAAATCCCTTGTACGTTGTTGAAACGTAAGTTGAACTTGTAGTCGTAGTTCCTTGTGTAATTGTACCACTATACTTCGAAGACGACGATGTATTTGTTAAGCTCCAGGCAACAGTGTTTGTATTCGTTGTTGTTGTACCATCACTAACAGCACAGTAAAATGTTCCATTGTTTGATAAGCCATTGCCGAGTCCAGTTATCGATACAGCGGTACTTGCTGTACTTTGTCCTGTAAATGTAATGCCGCTACCTGTAGCAATCGTCCACGTATACGTATAGCCAGATTGCTTACCCTTTGATGCTGTTGTAGATGTTGTACCGGATGTTACAGAACTACTAGCTGCTGAACCTGTAACAGCCGAAATACTTGTTACAGCAACATTAGTTGTTCCAAGAGCAGCAAATAGTGTTCCAACATCAGTTCCGTTGTGTTGAAGGTTTGTTGTTCCATATGCAGTTCCAGAACTGGCAGCAGCAAAACGAAGGTTTAGATCAGAACCAGCATACTGAATAGCTGTTGCAGCCGCCGCAGGCCAACCCGAATGAATTGGTGCTAGCAAGCTATCTAAATCTGTTCCTGCTTTTTGAACGTTAATTGTCATATACTAAACCTAATATGTAACCAGTTGTTACATTATTTACTGAAATAAATTCCCTTGGATGCAAAAAGATCATAATCTTTCTTATACATTAGTTTAATTGCATCAATTTCACTTTGTGTTAGAATGTCTTGCGAAGGAACTGATGGACTAACATTAAGTTTTGGTATTTCTGAAACATTGAGGTCAAAAAGTTGCATCAACCTTCTAACTTCTATATTATAATTAGCATAGTCTAGCATCGTTATATCAATATCGTGATCAAACCAATATTTTTGTGGAAATACCATAGGTCCAAAAATTGGATTAACAAAAGCAGAGATATACTGTGTATTAGAAATGCCTTCAATTTTATTCTTTAGCTCGTCGCTTAGATCCTGATATTGTGTTGATTCATTATGTATCTGACTGGCATCATCACAAAAAGCATTGAGAGCAAATCCATAGTGTACCCTCTTGCAATATTTAATTACAGACAAACATCTATCAACAGGATCACGATAGAAAGCAAAAAACTTATAGTTTGGAAAATCAGAAGAGATATCTAAACCTACATTTTTTATTTCAGTGTAGTTCTCGTGCGAATGCTTCTTAAAGGGAGCATTTGCATGATTAAACAGACTGAACAAAGATACCGATCCAGTTTTTGGCACAAAAAATACACCAATTTTCTTTTCAGTAGAGATGATCACAGGTTACTTTGCCTTTAGCTGTTCAACCTCTGCCTTTAGAGCTGCAACCATTGCTGACAATTCCTTTACAGACTCAACAAGAGCTCCAACTACACCATTGTAGTTTAGAACTTTAATACCTGTTTCGTCATGTGTTGTAACAAGTTCTGGAAGATTGACCTCAACATCCTGTGCAATAAGACCAGCAGATGGTTTATCGTCCTTGATCCAATCAAAGCGAACACCATTTAGACCTTCAATAATGCTTAGCGCGTTATCGATCTTGCGAATATTCTTCTTAAGGTTGCGATCAGATGTTGCATTTAGTACTGCACCCTGAACAGTTCCAGAAGTGTACATTCCACCAGTTCCAACGAAGCAGTTTGCAGTACCACCTTGTGCAACGTACATACCCCACTGACCACTTACAACCCCCGTTGTCGAAGCAATCGTAGTACCGCCACCATTTGTTGCACTTGATAAGTTATATCCTATACCGTACATTGTGCCAAGAGCATTAGTTGCTGTTGTATTTGGACGAAAACTTGAGCTACCAATTGTGTAGATACAGCCTGCTGTTGAACCAGTTTCAACACCACTGTAGTTACCTTCGAGGTAACCAGATGTTGTATTTCTCTGGAGCAAACCTGAGAACAACATGTTGCTAGAGAATGTACCTGTTGTTGTGCTTACACCACCTCCTACTGATAGTAGTGCTGTTGGCATAATGTACTGGGTTCCATCATAGTACAAATATCTTCCACCACTTGTACCAAAGTAAATGACACCTGTTGTACCACCCGAACGAGATGCAATAATATCACCTTGTGTTCCATTAGCTGCTGTACCAACGCCCAGTGAATTGACCTGATAGTTATTGCCTGTTGTAAGAGCACCTGCTGTTGTTGCAGTTGCAGCGTTACCAGTTACATTAATACCCCATGTTCCACTTGCACTACCACCAGTTAGTGTTGGTGAATAGCTATTGTAATTAGCACTATCAAGAGGAGTATTACCTGCGAACGATGGTCTATGCTCAAAGTACCATTGAGTACCTGTTGCATTATATACCTTGGAATTTAATCCCAAATCAGAACGTACAAGCTGAATACTCCATGGACCAGCACTTGATGTTGTTAGTACTAACGGAATTATTGTACCGCTACTAATAGATAGTGTATTACTAAATGCACCAGTTGTTGCATTAACAGTACCACCCGATTGGTTTGTAGCTGTTGTTGCAGTTGTAGCTGTTGTTGCTGTTGTTGCTGTAGCAGCATTTCCTGAAATACTAATACCCCAGGTACCAGATGCATTAGTACCTGTTGTTGATGGAGCACCAATTGTGTTATAAGAAACTGTTAATGCAGAACCACCATTATACGTTGAACCAGAAGCACCGCCAGCCCCACCATTATTAAACGTAGCACTATTTGTTACACTACCTGCTGATGTAGCAGTTGATGCGTTGCCTGTTAATGCACCAGTAAATGTTGTTGCTGCAACTGATGTTAATTCAGCTAGTGTTGTTGATGTACCACCGAGTGATATTGCAGTTGAACCAATTGTTACAGAACTATTTGTCAATGCACCGTTTGGAATGCTTGTTAAGCCAGCACCACTACCACTGTGAGCACCACTAAAAGTTGTAGCAGCTAGTATACCCGTTGATGGGTTAAACGTGAGTTTGGTACTTGTGGTCTTCTGAGGCAAGTTACCAGTATTTGCTGTAACCCATGTAGGATACATTGTTGCATTGGTTGTTGTATCATCTGTAATAGCTGTATTTGTTGCATTCGTTGCACTAGTTGCACTTGCAACAGTACCTGTTACACTAATTGTTACGTTACCTGTACCACTCGATACAGCGATGTTTGTGCCAGCTACTGCTGATAAAACACCTGTGTTAGAGAATACCGTACCTGTTAATAACAATCCTGTACCAGCGGAATATGTACCAGCTCCTGAGAACTGTGTCCACGTAACGGCATCTGTGCCAATCTTAATTGCATCCGCTGGAGTTCCTGTACCAACAGTTGTCTGTACCCAACCAGTATCCTTATATGTTGCACTGCCCTTGTATACGAATGTAAAGTCACCCGTTGTTAATTCACCAGCGGTACTATTGTCTGCATCTGTTGCACGAATTAATTTCCACTTAGTTGTACCAGCCACACCAAGTGTTGCTACGTAATAGATACCATTATATTTTGCTGATGTGCTTGTGAACCCAGTAACCAATACACGATCATTTAGAGCAACTGTTACTGTGTCAATAACAAGTACCGTACCTGTTGTAGAATCTTGTAAGAAAGCACCAATGCCTAATCCACCTGACGCATCAGCTGAACCATTTGTGTATGTTGATGCTGTTACCACCATATTTGAAGCATCAGCAAGAACATCTACGGCTTGGTGAACATTCAATGCTGCAGTTGCTGCATTAACATATCCTACAGTTGCTGCATCAGTTGAATTTGAAGGAGTACCTGTAATAGTAATACCAGCAAATGTTGGTGTTGCTGCTGTGTTAATTGACTGTGGTAGGCTTAAGGTAATTGCACCAGTTGAAGCTGAAGCATTAACTTGATTTGCTGTGCCGGTAATTTGTGTAACACCCGTATTGCTAATGGTTACTGCACCAGTTGCACCAGATACACCAATACCTGTTCCTGCAATATTGCTTGTAACGCCGGTGTTGTTGATCTGGAGAGTACCCGAACCAACAGAAGTTGAAATGCCTGTACCTGTTGCAAGTGTAGCAACTGAGAACGTTGATCCATTACCAATTAGTAACTGGCCATTTGTTGGAGTTGCTGTAGCACCAGTACCATACACCAGTGGTGATTGTACCAACAGTTGTAACTGTATTTGATGTTGCTGTCGTTAGCAAAGTACCTGTTGTGGGCAATGTTACGCTTGTTGTACCTGATACATTAAATGTAACATTACCACCGGAAATACTAAGTGTGTTAGTATTAGCAACACCTGTACCACCATAAGCAGGTAGGATAGGTGTTCCGGTCTGTAGACCATTCTTTACGATAAAATCTCTATTCGTTGCCATCTCAAAATACTCCTAAAATTTCACTTTCCATTTTGGGGGTTAATCATTAAACTGTAATCTGAAGCTTAGCAACTTTTACTGTATATGTTGATGAGCTTCCTGGTGTAAACTGCAGCGTCAAATTTCCTGTTGCGATACTTGCATCAAAGGTGCCAAGTACGCCAGCTGAAGTTACGGCTGCGTATTCTGTCTTATATGCTGTTGTACCATCATGAACAATTATGATTTCAACACCATGATACTTACTACCTGTGCTATCTGTTACTTGTACCAAGTACTTAATTGTACGGAAGGATGCAGTGGCAACTGTATCAACTGTTTGTACAGTACCACTTGTAAATGTTGTTGTCGTTGTATCAAGAGTTACAGCATTTGATGTAAGAGCTGATGTGCCAGACAATGAAACTGTTACAGCGCCTGTTCCACTTGAAACAGAAATACCTGTACCAGCAACATTGCTTGTAACACCTGTATTTGATAGCGTTACTGTTCCACCTAATGCTACTGGACTTCCTGCTACACCTAACCCTGTACCACCAGTTACAGTAATTGAACTATTTGTTAATGCACCATTTGGAATGCCACTAAAATTTGTACCAGTTAGTGTTGGTGTTGTAGTCCAACTTGGAGCACCAGCTGTTTCTTGAAGAACACCCGTGCCCTGTGCAAGGAATGTTGTTGCACCAGAACCTGTTTGATATGGAATACTATTTGCAGCACCACCAGCAATATTTGTTGCTGTTGTTGCAGACCCAACACTTAATGTTGCCTGAGCAACATATTGAGGAGCACTTGCTCCTGCTGTTAGAACATAATCAGTTGTTCCAAGTGATAGGAATGCTGTTGTGCTTGCTGCTGACTGATATACAATACTACCTGTTGTTCCACCAGCTATGTTTGCTGACGCTGCTGGTGTTGCCCACGAGGGACCTATTCCAGGACCTCCTGATATTAGAACGTATCCTGATGAACTGGTAGCCAATCTTGCTAGGGTTGTAGTTGTATCAGCATACAATAGATCGCCTACCGCATATACTGATTGTCCTGTTCCACCATGAACCGCATCAACAACTGGATTTGAACCAGACGTTACACGACCATACAC